GGTTGCGGGTACGGGCGACCATTTTGCTTTCCTTTCCTGGCGGGCTGATGGAAACAGCTTAGCACAGTGAGTGTCTGACCGCAAGTCATGCCGTTCCATAGGCACCCGAATGGAGGTACTCAACCTCTGCCCAGCATTTATCATCCGTCACGACTAAGTTTCGGGCGACGGCGTCACTGTGCTTAGCTCGGACCAATACTAGATCGCCAGTGATAAAGGCATGCGGCTTACTCACTACTTGTTGTGGTGAGCCGTCAGCATGCGCAGTACCCAATATGGAACTAAAGCCTAGTACAACCGATCCCGACGTCTTAATGATCTGTAGATCGAGTTTGATTGCTGCCGTAGTAGTAGCCCATTGAACTTTAGCGACAATCCGAGCAGTAAAGGCACGTTTAAAGCTAAGAGCCGTTGGGTTTCCGATAACCCACATTGTATCATTGTTGATAGGGGCCGTTTCCCATGATACGTTTTTCCATGTTGTTGCCCCTACAGCCATGGATTGCACAGTAGTTCTTTCTACTAACAGACTGGGCGGATAGTTAATAGCGTCGGAGAGAGGGTTTAAATGCATATCACTTACTAGTTGCTCGTCAATAAACCGGTTGATAGGGAAGGTATAGGGGTAAGTCATCGCTGCACTCCATTCTAAGAGAGTTTAGTAGTCACGCCTAGTTCCGATCCGCCCGGGTGTCCGAGCAACCAATGCCCGGGAGCCACTAAGGGACGTAATGTAAGAGTATCTGTCGGATGCTCCCCTTTCCGGACAACTCGTTTATAGCCTAGAACCGCCGTTGGAATTGTTCCTACCCTTTGTGATTTAATTGTAACAAGGTCATTTAGTTGTAACCGAGGATCACACCTAACCTCCACAGGGTCAATAATAGGGATAGCCTGGCCGACGTCAGTTCGTAATGATTGTGCTATTTCGTTGACTGATAAGTCATGCGTACGCCAGTCATTTCTAGCTAATACTAAAGGCTGGCCTCCTTTAGAAGGCTGTGCGTTTGAATAGGATGTTGATGCCGTCGAATACAAATGTAGAACATGACCTTCAATATGAAGGGCTGGTTTGTTATCGACAGTAGCTATACGAATCTCATCGGGACTAGTATTGATAATATCTACAAAAGTAGTGCGTTGTGTCAAGGGAACTAGCTGCACAGTGACTCCCGGAGGGATGGTCCCATCACTTTTTCGCGTTACATGGAATCCGTGGTTGATGGTATCTGGCGTCCAGGGATTGCTAAATGGGGGATAGAGACTAAGAAATCGTTGCAGTTCACTGGTGTTTAGGAAATACCTTTTAGTAGTATTCGCTGGCGTATTGAATCGATCTGGATCATCTGATTTATAAATATTTTTAGGTAATAGGACAAATAGGGAACTTTCCGCAGTTAACAAACTAACAAATGAATCTTGCCTGACATGTTGACTTAGACTAGCTAGATCAAGGTCTGTTAGAATAAATTGGTTAGCCGTATTACGTGAAGTTGTGACAGCCTTCCTGTTAATAAACTTGATTACCCCATTTTCCTGTGAATGTAATACCCCTAGCTCGGCCTCTATCATAGCAGAGACAACATTAGTCCCTTTTTCTAAGTAGATATCAGGAATCTGACTCAAGTAACTTAGCGCTAAACCTAAATCTGTTTGAGAACTTAATCCGTGCAAGAGGGGAGGGTCTTTCGGCCACGTCAATACCCCACTAATAGTTTTCCACCATTGAACACTCTGAGTGGGCATTTTGGATTGCAAGATTATAGTGGAATAAGTCTTAGTGGGATTCATAGCGAGCATAGCAGTTGAGCCCACTATTGTGGTTATCACACCATCTACGTTGAAAGTAATCTTAATAGTTGAATTGGATATTTGCCATTCAATTCCAACGGCTACATAATGCCATGTTGCTGGACCAGGAATTATCGGACCGTTATAGAAAAAGTTGAAACTCTGTCCGAAAAACTGTTTTACAACAGCTTGGACTTGCCCGGCATCGTTTAATCGTAATTGTATCTGAGCCCTATCAGCAGTTTCCGGGTCGCCTGTTAATGTCACATCGCAGATATAGGTTTCCGTACCGCTATTAACAGCTTGTGGTCCGAATACCCATCCTCCCATCTGCTGAGTCTCGCCTTTAACCCACGAGGCTCCGGCAGCACCATGCTCAAAAATCAGTCTGTACTGCCCATAGCCATTAAGGGTGCCATTAGCTGCATAACCGTACTTTCCCAGAACAAAAGGCAGGGCAGGGGCCGGGATGATTGAATCAATGGACTTATAAGCGCCGGGACTAGTAGTCTCCGGAAACCAGGAACCGCTCAACGTAGCACACAAATAGCCAATTACGGTACTAGTCGTCACAACAGCGGCCGGAGATTGATAAAGGCCACACTGACGTAATACCTGGTCTAATGCCCAGGTTAGATTAAACTTTTGTGCCTCCGGGGATTTCACCCCAAATAGGGTATAGAAGGAATCCACTGCAACCGGCTGCATTGACACCGCTTGATTCAATAAATCCATAAAGTCTAGTACCGTAATTGTCACAGATCCATCTAATTCAAAATCAACACTCCGAATAAGTCCAGTAAACTGGTCTATAATACGCGGTGCTCCGGAAACTGGAACAATCATTCTGTAACGTACCAATAAGCCTAATTTATCAATAGCATATAACGGACTTGTTGTATTCTGTGGAGACAGTAACTCATAAATAGAGAGACCATCATTTACCCGCCGTCCGCTTAAGGTGAGCTTCATCTGCGCTATGGAGTAGCCTTCCACCACATTAAGCTCGTCTGGAATAGCACCTTTAAAACTACGATCAATTGTAATCTCTTCAAACAAGGTAGACATGTCTGAGTACTGATTACCAAAATAGTTACTATCCCAGTCAATAAGTAATTCATGATGAAGGACGATATGCGTACTGGCAAGATACGTCGCTAATTCGGTATCGTTGGGAAGTTGCATTATACCTCCTGTATAGAGAATCGGATATCGTAATTATGGAGGGAGAGATACCGAGATTCAAAATTACTGACCAGAACACTACCAATGCCCTCGCCTATAGACCAGTCGTCCCCTAATTCACTCAGTTTAATAGCGGTTACTAATGGTATCCGTATTCCAGCAGTAGATGAAAGGGCGAGCCCGGCCACACAAGACACGTGTCCTGCCGAGGGAGTATAAGTGACCTCTAAGGTTTTCCACAAAGCAGGGTCGAGCACGGTAGATAATCCGAGGATATCTGCCTGTACAACTCCCGCTAAATTACGCGGTCTAATTAATGCCTGAACACTACCTGTTCCGTTCACTTGCATTTTTAACGTAAGGGGACGTAGATCACGTAACGGAATGTACTTTGTCAAAAAATCATCAAACAGTAAGATCCCACTAGTTAGAGTTGGTACTGTCCATTGTATAGCTGAGTCAAGGTAAGACGCTATAGGTAAAGGTAAGGTGGGGGAAACAATATCAATTCGAGCTAAATCTCCACCAGTTCGTGTAAATGCGGCAATAGTTCTACTAATCCCGCCACCTGTCGAGACATCAGCAGATAAGAGATTACTAATGAAAGGATCAATAAAACGTAAGGGACGAGGTTGCGTCCAGTGCCATAAAGCGCGTAACTTATTGGTTTCCTGTATCGAGAGTATAGGATAATCGAATTCCCATTCTTTTTTGAATCCGGATACAGCTAGGCTACTGTGTCCAACAGCACTTTGCCTTGTCCCGCCCAACCGCATAACGGGAGTGGTTACGCCCTTATTAGAAAAGGGCGACGGGAGAGACTGTAGATAGCCGAGGGGACCAATCAGAAAACGCTCGTTACCGCCCACTGAATCCTCCCATTCTACGCGAGTCTAGCTGATTAGTAGCGTTGACCAGTCGAGCGGCTCCCGTCCCGTCGATCAGCAATCGAGCTTGATCCATAGCCCTGGTCATGGCGCGCTGTAGGGCAGCCTCTACGTCCCGCAAGTCCAGTCCAGCAACCCCGCCAGCCGCTGCAAGGCCCGGAGCCCCCAGGGTGCTCGTCTGTGCGGCACTGGCCACCTGCACAGTTGCGTTGCTTACCTCGGTGAGGCTCCGGCGGATACCGGCTGCCAGCATGGCGCCTAGCGTGCGACCAGCGATGTCGGGTGAGCCCGGGCCTGACAACGGTCCCCATTTGGCAGGAGAGAAGGGGAGCGCGTCTCGGATACGCCGTGCTACAGCCCCAATAGCTCGACCCGCTGCCCCGATCATAGATAGGATGCCGTCGATTAACCCTTGAATGATCTTTTTCCCGGCATCTATTAACCATCGGCCAGCATCCCCTAATGCGCCCGTTATCTTACCAGGTAAGCTCGTGACAAAAGCAATTGCGCGCCCAACCCCACTACTAATAGCACCTACAATAGCATCCCAGTGTTGTATTACAATTCCAACGGGATGGTACTTAAGGAAAAGGTCTAGAATGAATTTCAATGCAGCCATTACTATATTCTTTATAAACTCACCAGCTTGTTTGATAAAGTTCCATATTGCTCCCCATACCTCTTGAGTTTTCGCCCATATAGCATCCCAATTGTAAATAATGAGGGCTACTAAAGCAACAATTCCAGCAATTATCCAACCGATGGGTCCCATCGCTATAACCCAAGCTGCTGCCATCATAACGGCTCTAGCCATTGCCGCTGCACCCATAGCAACCCATTGTGCAATTACTACAGCAGCAGATGCTACTGTCGAAGCAACCCAAACAGCACCGGTAGCAACACTGGTTGCCGCAGTAGTAATCATGGAAAGTCTAAGCATTCCGAGTAATGAAATAAGGGGCATCAGTCTAGGAATGATAAGACCTAGGAGAAGGCTCCAACCAATAAGAGAACCTATAACAGACTGTACTGGGCCGGGCAAACTTGCAAAAGCACTTGCCAGGAAGAAAACAACTTCTGCTACCATAGGTAAGATACCAAGTATACCAAACGCTACCTGTTCCAACATAGCAAACAACTCGCCTATTTTCTCTTGACCCTCGGCGGATTGAGCCCAAGCTAGCATCTGTTCCGTGAGGTTGTATAACATGACAAGAAAAGAATCACCACCCTGATTAGCCGCTTGGAAAACAGCTCCTACAATTCCACCGATATTAAATATAACAGCCCCAAAGATTTTTAGAGCATCTAGGCCCCCCTGTATCCATTCACCTAACTGCCCGCTTTCCCGAGCTTTACTGATAAACTCAGTGAATCTATTGATTAGCTCAACAATGTACCCGCTGAGACTAGGCAGTGATTCGGAACCTACTGTAACAAAGTCAACAATCATCGCCACTAATGCGGGAGCGGTTCCTACTAGCTGGTCAATAAAGGTATTCATGTTCCCGAATGAGGCAGAAACATCGTCTACAGTGCTGCCCTTCTCAAGAAACTCAGCAACCCCCTTAGCTCCCCTGTTAAAAGAGCCCGCCGTTCTATCCATTGCCGTTCCGAGGATGGGGATATACGTTCCACCAAGGGCAGCAACGTGTGTATTAAGCCCCGCAAAGAATGTATTCTGCACCCGTTGTTGCAAGGCATCCCACGGTCCGATTAATCCTTGAAGGGCACGCGCCGTATCTTGTGCTGCTGGCGAAAGGGTTTTGATATCTTCGGCAAAGGCTTTAGGGTCACGGATGTTTTTCATCGCATCGCCGAAACCTTGAGTTGCCAGCTTGACAGTCCCTATGGCTAGTGCAGCCGCACCAGCGGCGGCAGGGACTACTCCTAGTGCCCCAGAAAGTTCCAAAGAAGCAGCAGCAGCCCCAGTTAATAAGGGGAGACTAGATGCGATAGCAAGAGGAGCCAAAGACTTTGTTATACTCTCCCCTAAGTCTTTAAATCCGCCCTTAAACCTTCTTATCTTAGCAAGACCATCGTCAATATCAACGTCAACATGGGCGACTAACTCTCCAAGATTCACGGATTAGTTCCTCGCCCTCGAAGTAATCCATTCCGCATTTCCCTCTTGCGGAGTTTTTTTGCAAAGCTGCCAAAACAGAGAGTCAGCCGGTAATCCTTTCAATAGTACGTAAAATTGTCGAGAACCCATCTCGATTATTTCGTTTCTGTCGAGTCGATAGGTGGCGTTGAATCCGGATTCGACTGCGCCCCAATAGAGCCGAATAAGGCTTGGACTTTTCCCGAGGCCATAACCTCTTCCATTCTTTCGGCTACTTCCGCAAAAGTTAACTTATTTCCCTGTATCCGCAGCATAGACCATGCCATAATAACTGTAAGCTGCCGTAGAGTTAGTCCGCGGCTAACCCATTCATCATAAGTGCCATCCCCATAAAGCGCAGCTAACAGCTCCTTTGTTGCAGAGGGATCACCGACTTTAGTGTTCTGCGCTTTTTGTTCAATAGCTAATGGAATATCTGTCGGTACAACTACCCATCCTCCGAGTATCTTTACCTTTTCCTGTTCCTTTATTTTCTGATTTGACCAGAATTGGTCGAAGTCGAGGGTATCCTCGGACAATTCCTCATCGGGAAACTCGTTACTCATTAGGCCACCGCCATTGTCGTTGCCACGCCGTGACGGGTAAATGTGCTCGCCCAGGAAGTCTTATCGTTGTTTTCTCCCCCGACCTCTCCAAGAGCGACCCAACATTCCCATACTGTCCAGACTACCTGAGTTGTATAGCGGAACCGCAGAGTACCAACGGCTGCACTCCCTACTAAAACGCCTAGAGCCTCCACCCTTAACTGTCCTGTGTCCCGCACATTAGCGGCCGATAGTAAGAATCTCCCTTCTAACTCTAGTGTCGATCCCCTTTGCATAGGTTGATCCCGATGCTGGCCGGCATCCTCAAAGGTAGTCATATCTGTTACTTCCTGATTTTCCCCCGGATTCAGCTTAAACGTACGCTTTCCGAGAATGTCCACCCAGGTAAGGTTATCCGCGGCCTTGACCTGAAATATCCACCCGCGAGCGTTAATCTGCTCTGTCATGCCGGTAGTCCTCTCCGATTGGGATTGTGTACGGTCAACTCGACACTAAGCGCATGCAAATGACGTTTGTTATCATCCCTACCAACGTACGTCGGACCTGAACCAATAGCTATAACCAGAATGAAACGAACCTCGGATATTGTAATTGGTCCAAGACCATGTAAGTCGTTATAGATAGACTTAAGTAATTGGCGAGAAGCAGCAGGGTTATCGTCCCTACTCATTATTTGAACACGAGGGGTGTCATAGGGCAGCAATGAATCCGCTTCCGGACCAGCATAAGTAGTGAGCACTAATACGCGGGAAGGCACTGCTGGTTGAAAGTCAAAAACAATACCTCGTTCAGGCTCTACATAAACTTGAGCCGTACGATAAGTGCCAAAACCCTGCTGAGCTAGTCGCTCTGCAAGGGCTTCCACAGGATCGGTTGTCATCGCATCACAGTTCCGATAATTCGAAGCATTTCGCTAGCCTCGAACAGCATCGCTCGTTCTAAGTATTTCGGCCCGCCCATAGTATGATTGAAATCGAACCGCTCGTGTTGCACAATAGCGATAACGCCTTCCGACGGAGGACCGCCGAACGAAACCGAACCGTCTAAACCGTCGCGCTGAACAGCCCCGGATTCCCTCAAGTTGCCAATATCTCGCGGTGCTAGTTCGGCAGCACGATCGCGTAAATGCTCGGCTGCCTCTTGCACTCCGGCACTACCCCCGTCCCGCCAGGTTGCTTCTACTCGATCTCCATGCCAATTCAACGTAATGCGGGTACTCATTTGAAATACACCTGCTTATGATCGGGAGTTGGAAGCCCTTTACCGTCAAATATAGCAAGTGCAAGAATAGTTGTCGGACGGTTGTTTACAGTCACACGGGAGTCAACAGGAACATCTGCCGTTAATGGCATAATCGCCCATCCGGACGAAACTACTTCCTGTCCTGTTTTATCTCGAACTAAGGTAATCTTTTCTTCCACGTAGCAATCAGGATATGAAACAGCTTCCCCATACATAGCACCTTGAGAGTACTGCCCCATAAGGGGCTCAACCAGTACAGTGTGATTAAGCAGGAAGGCAGGTATTTGCATTACCCACACTCCCCCGCAAAAATGGGCAATAACCCAGCACTCTCTAACTCATAAAGCGCTTGAGGAGCAATAGATGTTTTTACTCCATCGCCCTTAGTGCCAGCATTTCCTGCGCCACTCAACGTTACTGAACCAATACTAACCGTAGAATAAATTGGCGAACCGTGCGGATTGCCGTATCCGGCTTTCCAAAATGAAACTTGAATCATGGTGGCGTTTTTGATAGCTGTACTAATCTCGGGATCTGTCGCTACCCCATTAGCATCCGTAGCGTATACCGCTCCCCGTAGGACAGAATCTATTAACCTACTGGCCTGTTCTAACAGATTATCTGCGGCCAGATAGACTATTAACTCTTGTGCCGTAGCGTATATGGGAGACGTCATTCCTCCTCCCTATTTTCGTTTTGTTCTCCCTCCGTTACCTCTAACCAGTCATCGGACGAATCTAAACGCTGAGCTTCCAACGTTTCGGGTTCTGTCAGGATTTGTTCAGATCCGTCCCGACGTCGATATAATACACTCATCCCCAATTCTCCTCTAACTCATCTGCCCAGGCGATAATCTCAGGTTTCGATTCACCCGACGTGTCATCCCCCGGAATGTTATGGATTCTTTCCATGTAGACTACCCATTCTTCTTTTGGCGCCGTCTCTTTCGGGCGCCCATCTTCTCCCTGTACCGAAAGGATTTGCATTTCCCCCCGGTCGATCTGGTCACGGGCATGCAAAGGTAACGGGAGATCGAAAGTAAATTCACCTCCACCTAGTCCACGGCAGATCATGCTCATTTCGCAGCCTGCCTTACCGTCACGAAACCCGTAGTACCTGCCTCGAAATCAATATGTAGATTCCCCGTTGGCTGCATGAAACGGCCGGAGGTAAGAGGGCCGAATTCGCGAGTAGCAGCATTACCTACCGAACCAACCAGGTCACCTTGACTGCCGAGGGATGCCGGGGGATTGGCTCCGGCCCGAATTGTCACTAGCTTTGCCGCTACAGCCGTATTGTTGACAGTGACCATGAGTCGATTGAAATTCGGGGACTCCACTACTAAGCCATTAGTCACGAGTGCCGCATCAATGACTGTAGTCCCCGGGGCTGCAATAGACGAGTCCCGTACTGAGTTGGCCATTGCAATTACTGTTCGTGGCATGATTGTTCCCTACTCTCAGGTTATAGATGCGGTGACAGTCGCCAGGCAATCCGGACGGACCACCTTAGCACCGTACAAATGAAGTGCCTTCATGGCATCACTGAACGATGATTCCGGACGGTAGAAGTGGATAGTGTTAACTGGGATCTGTGTAGCAAAGCTGAGTGCTGACCGGACACCCGCCATGACTTCCCAGTCATCCCCCGCCGGATTCGGGACATTGTTGCTCATCCGAATATCAAAACCCTTGAGTCGTCCGACGCGACCATTCAACACCATATTGGCCGTATCCGCTGGGATAAATTCCGGCACTCCGGTGAGCAGTCCGTGATACCACGGAGGCACAATGACGAAACGTCCTTCCCTTCCGACATTTGCCGCGTCCAACCTTACCATGAGATCGGTCAACGCCTGTCCCGCAAGGGCGGGTGTGGTAATTGCCCGTATGCCTAGTCTATTGGCGGCCGCTACTTCCGTGTATTTCGCCGCAATAAACCGATCGGTTTCATCGCTCATAGCATAGGCGCCCTCATCCGCGGCCTGTTCCATAAGACCGGGCACAGCCTGCCGACGATCGACGTCGTCAATCTCAACCGCAAAGTAATCGGCTTCCGTGACATTCAGGAATTGCTCGGCAGCTGTAATAGGGTCAGGAACAATATCCGTCACGTTGGGTAGGTACTTACGGACCGTCGGCCGTCCTATCGTGAGAATCTTTACAGAGTCCCCTTGCGAGGCAATTTCTCCCTCATAGTCTGTATTGACAACATCGCCATAGACAAGGGCTTTCCTTAGAGCGACTAAAAATCCGGCCGCCCAAATAGTTGGGATTGCATTTCTAATGCTCACGGCTTAACTCCTAACAGGTTGTTGAGACGTCCTTGTGCCTTTGCCTCTAGGATCTTTTCTGGTTGCATCTTGGTTAAATCGTCCTCCGTGAGTTGGGTCAATTCGTTACTATTTCCTCCAGTTAAATCAGCCCCTCCGGTATTGGTGGGCTTATCCTTCTTCTCCCCCCCTTCGGGCAGAGAGGGGACTGCCCTTGTGACAAGTTCCTGTAACCGAGTAGTAAAATCAGCCGCTGTCGGATCGAGCTTAAAAGCATCGTCCATGAAACGGCGTGAATCAAGTAGTGATCCTGCCCTATCACCCGCAAGGCGGACGACTGCCAATTCGATATCCCGTTCCTTGAGCTGCTTCGTTTGTGCAGCAAGAGCCGCATCACGTTCCGAAATAGTAGCATTCAATGCATTGGGATCGGCAGGGTTACTGGGCTTAAACAGCTCGGCAATCTTCTCTAATAGTTGCTTAGTACCGTCCCGTTCCGTCCGCATTTCATCTAACTCTGTTCGTTGCCTATTCTGTTCGGCCCGTGCCTGAGTTAACAGCTCAGCGTAGGTAGGCTCTCCCGAGGCAGGGACGGGCGGAGTCGGAGGCTGAACGGGGGGTGCGGGTAGCGTTGGCTGCCCTTCCGTACCTGGCGCCGGGGGGCCGCCCTGGTTGTTCGCTGGCAGGACATTCGGGGTAGTCATGGAAGATGCTCCTAACGTAGGTCTGTCCGATCTTATCACTTACTGGACGGCTCAAGTTCCCTCGGTAGTGTCGAGCTGTCCAAGGGCAAGCTTTGCCAGCGCAATCGTCAGTCGAGTGTTCCGCTGTACCTGCGCTGTAGTTTGTGCTGCTGTAGGGCCTGGTGGGTTAGGAACCGCCAAATAGGCAACGCTAGCTGTAAGTAGCGCTGCTATCCGATTGCGAATCGTCGCCTCGTTTGCGGCTTCCGGAGTAGGAACGGTTTCTTCATCGGTGCCGATCTGCTGGCCAGCATCATTCAAAACTCGATACTTGCGTATGATTCCATTATCGGAAATTAGCTGACGAGTGCTCATGCTGGCAGGATCACTCCGTAGTAGCGGTTGATGGTGAGGCTTAACGAGGCATCGGTAAATGAGACAGGTAAGTCAGTTTGGGTATTCAGCCTCCCGGTAAGCCGCGGTGCCACCGCACCTTCCTCGTCCATAGACGTGGCATAGGTATAGCCCACGATAGTAGGTGTCGCGGCTGTAGTGACAACCAGAATGCCTAGGGCGTACCGCTGTCCGACAATCATCACGTACGGCACGGACCAGTCTCGCGTAAACCCAGTGCTCGCAAGGTTGAAAAGAGATGTGTCATTAAGAATGGAGGCTACCCGAGTGCCGTCGCCTGCTCCGTCTATTAGGTAAAGTCCGACCCGACACAGAGTAGGTGTCGCACCGGCGGCCGTAGTTCCGGATCTCACCCGAACCCTAGTGGTGGTCTGTGCTTTTCGAGCAGTAAAGTAAGTGAGCCGCATCGCCTGAGTGTTCACAATACCCGTGCTAGAATCTACCCTTTCCCTGCTGTATACCTCCTCACCGACTATAAGTGCGTTAGGAAACGATAGTGGCGCACTCAGCGGCACTTTTAAGTCGAGTGCAGCTTGCTGCGTGGCCGAAATCGGCTTAGTGGCATCACTGGTGTTATCGACATTGCCCAGTGCGACATCGCCTCGAACTAATACCAGGTCTACTTTTACCTGCGCTGGTGTTCTATCTGCCCATATACCGGCCTTACGCTGCACTAGTGAGTCATCGGCAGGAGCAAGCGCTGCTATTGTAGCGAGGTCAGAGTCAAAAGGCTGTTTACCGTCTAATGCAGCTTGCTGGGCAGACGAGACAGATTTGTCCGCATCGGATGTATTGTCCACATTACCGAGGCCAAAATCACCCTTGACAAGGGTAGCTGCTGCCCATGCACCGAGGACTCTACGTAGTACAGGGCCATCTGCTGGCGCCAATGCGGCTATGTCGGTAAGGTCGGAATCAAGAGGTTGGTAAGAGTGCGCGTGACCCGTTGCAGCTTTGCCTGTAAACAGAAAATCCAATTCGGTTTCTGTGTAGTAGCGCGCATCTCCACGTACTTGTGTCAGATAGTTCGGATGGTCATCGTCGGCTAATCCACTGAGAAGTCCATGATCTGTAACTCCGCCACCAGATGCAGTCGGAAGGTGTACGACCGGTACTAGATTGTTCACCAAAGGCGCCACCGTGACACCAATTGAGGAAAGGAGAACATACCCAGCCATTTCCTGTACTGGTTCTAGTGACTCCCTATCCGCTAGGTCTAGTCCCGCTTCGGCGGCCGATTCCGGAACTAAAATCGTATAAGGACGACTCTCCCCGTCGATTAGCTCATCTATTTTTAGGTATAACAAAGCACCTAGCTCTGGATCGTTTCCCGCTATTACGGTCCGAGCAAACTTACCTGCACTGTCAAGAGCAACTACTACGGGCGCGGCAACTACCGTCAGATTCAATGCAGCGCTGTCACGCGTCACTACCGGGGTGAGAGTAACTAGGCCAGAGGAAGGGGCGCCATCAGCCCGCACATAGTGGCCCCGTACCTCAACGGCTGTAAGTCCTGCTGGGATCGTCAGGATGACCCTCCCTCGATTGTGCTCCCTCCTGCTGGATCATAGCAACTTCCTCCTCAACACGTTCGCCGGGCCAGTCCGGGTGTAACAACCGGACGAGGATAAGTCGGGAAGCGGCATCTGCCTCTTTCATTGTCTTAGCAGTCTGTGCACGCTCGGACAAAGGGACTTCCGTTGCTGGTGGAAACTCAATAGTAATTTTTGTAGCGGCAGTCGGCGGAGCGACCTTTCCCCATTGGGAATCAATCTGTAGCATTAATGAAAGCAGTTTTGCAATTGCTCTTTTCCATACTTCAATCTTAGCCCCGCGAGTATTACGTGTCTTACTGTCTCGCGAGTCGGACTCGGTGGCAGTCATTGCAACGCTGGGAGTTAGACCAAAAGTCTGCGCAGAATAGCCTGAACCGCTCACAATTCTTTCCATAAGAGCGGAAGCCGTAGAGCTATGTGCCTCATAACGAATAGCAAACTGGTTCGGATGAATCTCCATCTTGTCCCCGCCACCACCTAAAGCATTCATTTCAACAAAAACAGATTGATCCAAGTCAAATGTACTCTCTTGTCCTCGGCCCTTAGTACTTAAATAGCCTTGCGGAACAATAAGTCGAGCCTTTCCCAAATGGATATCGCGCATCCATGATGTCCAAGTCTCGTCTAATGCGTCCATAGTACCGATAGCCGAGTGATAATCAGAACGTCCAAGATTACTTGCCTGCCCTAAATCATGCCAGGTACGTGTTTTGAGATTAGGTACAAACACACAGTCTAGGTCAAGTAGCTTAGTATCCACCTCATCCTTTAATCTACTTGTCTCGTCCACAGTGGCTAAGGGGACTCTACTTCCTATGGTAGTAGCTGTTCCTGCGTATAATCCATGTTGAATCGAGCCCCTCTCATGCAACTCTAAATGCCTATAAATCCTGCCAGTTTCCGACTCAATAATACGCCAAAACATGACTGATGTTAAAATGTCATACGAAAAGGTTGGAATAGCAAGGTCGGGGTAAACAATGGAGAGAAGAGGCATATCTGATAACTTCGAATCATACCCTACTCTAAGGTAAATATCCCCCAGTGCAGAGCTAATTTCCGCAGCCTCTAATAGTTTAACAAACAAACCGTTGTCAATGTATTTCTCAATCCTAGCCTGATGCTCCGGAGTAGATACCTCGATCTTAGGCGGACGTCGGAACAATTGATGACTACTCTCAGCAGCTATTTCCTCAGCTAATGGAATGTGCAATTTATTCCGGTAGCTAGTACCTCGACTCTTTGGCGTCCCCCAAAAGATACGGGAGACTGCCCCGACTAATCCGCCATAGAATTGCGATGCCCTCTCCCCCGAATGACTCGTTACGTGACTACCGTAATAAGACATTAGAGCTTGTGGGTCGCCAGAATACCAGGCAGCTAGTTCTTTGTACTTCGCCGAGACAGTATCGAATGGTGCGGGTGGCCACTTGATATTACTCGTCGGGAGAGGCATCAATCAACCTTTCAAACTCCTCAGACGTATAGTCCATAAACCCACCCTCAGTCTTAAGTAAATACTCACCTACCATTACACGGAGCCATATAACAGAGTGAGTAAGTCCCTCCGTACAGTACTCGACACCCGTCAACCCTGCCACAGAACCGTTACACCATTCTGCTACTTCAATCAGGTTTTCTCTCTCCACTAGAACACACTCGACTGGAATGGACTTAGTTACCCCACTCAGGATCTTCATTTCTTCTTTTTCCTTCCTCCGCGAGACTTGCTGTTAGCTATCTTTGCCGACTTCTCTTTCGAGTATCCCTTCTTTCGTAGTGCTTCATACACCTTTGGACGCTTGATAGTTCGATACTTTTTACCCGGCATCTGCCAGCCATTCTACGAAATCCGGATTATCCCGAAAGACACCCAGTAACGAACCAGACATAGCCGCTACAGCTCGTTCTTCAACATCTTCTAAATTGGCCTTAGCGTCCCTATCCGGGTCACAATCCGTCACCCGAAAGCAAAGGTGCAGGACTTCATGCAATACAGTTTCTCGTTTGTAATCCTCTCCTATGGGGGTACCCATTTTAATGGACTTTGTGCCAACCGCAATTAACTGTGCCGAGGGACTTGAGTACCCGACATAGTCTCCTCTATCTCTTACGGAGTGTTCTACTACCAATTGATCCAACTCCACAAGTTTAATTGTCAAGTGACCAATTCTAATACTTTCCGGCATATCCATTACACACCCGTCCCTTCGCCAAATATAACAAGCCAACGTGCCTTTGAGACACCAGGGAAATGCTCCAATAAAAAACGTTCTCCCTCTAGACTAAGAAACCATGCTTTCATATCTACCGTTGTATCATCAAACTCCCCAACCGTAACCCGCTTAGCTAAAACATCTAACTTTAGATAGGTTAACTCCTTAACCAGAGTTACTTTAGGAGTAGCCTCCCCCGAGGCCATATCGCTGTAATAGCCCTGCCGCGCACGCTTAACCATTCGAGGACTCACTCCGGCTGCTTCCAGCAGGTCAGCTAGCCTATCGTCTGTCGCACTCATACTACTCCCCTTATAGAGTTTCGCCAGATACGTTCTGTAGTAACGATTCCATACCGCATTGCATCACAACAATGGTCACCAACCTTGAGCGGAGCATCCTCACCCTTTAAGGCTGCTTTAGGATCCCATACATACCCCGGGATCTCCTCTAACAGAGAAACACATTTCAAGCTAATCGTAAGCATGCCTTGACTCAAGAGACTAGCTACCCGGCGCAAACCGTACTTAACATCGTTGTTTGCTTTATGCAGGTTATGAACCCCCCGCACGAACATTTCACGAGTGAACGATGCTGCACTAGGATCGGGACAGATATAGTCGGGATCTATCTGATTAGTAACTAACCAGTCCTGTACCGCGTCTACTAGCTGAGAGTCTGTTAGTGGACTCTCTATGTACAGCTCATCGAAAATGTGCAACCCTTCTGGCCGTATCTCAATTGCCAGAGCGACGAATGGATTGGTTGTGCCGTAGTCAATTCCGATTACTACGTCAGAACCGCCTAGACGTTCCTTTTCCGTTACGTGTAAATCCGGATCGAAAACACCATAAATCGTGCCCTCTGCGACAACCCACAAACCATCAATGTACCGGAGTTTCCATAGCCCGGTATACTCTTTTGTTAGGTTCGTACGAAACTCCGCCGGGAGAAATGGATTATCATCTAAAATGAAGTGGAGTTGCAAAAGGTCAATACCCTCTGAATCGAGAGTAACTAAACCCTCACTACTCGAAAGGCGTGCGGTAGCCCTATCTATGTAAGACTTTTTCAACCAGTGATTAGGCGAATCCGGGTTAGTAGTTCCGAAAAATTGACTGTCACTCAGAGAGAGACGAGAGGTTAACATACGGAAAACGGACTCAGGCCAGGTACTAACCTCGTCCCCATACGCTCCTTGCAACGTAAGCCCTTGAATCTTACTTACTGCCAACTCATTGTTAGCACTGGCAATGTAGACAAGCTGACCGAATAACCGAACTTCACCGGCACCCATATTAATCTTACAACGCCTAGGCCCGACCATTTTTTGTAGAGGATCTAATACGTTACGCTTGAGTGTCCGCTCAGTCTTTCCAAGCATTGCTAAAGGCTCATCGTTTTCTTGCTTTGCACATTCTCTAATAAACTGTAACCAGCGTAAATCGGCACAAACACTT